GTCACCTTGCCGTTATTTACAACGATATCCGCAGTACCTATGCCTACCAGCTTGCCGGTTGTGGAATCAATGGTCACAGAAGAATTTGCGACCGTAGTGTTATTTCCTGTACCTATGCCTGTAATGTTTCCACTGCTTATGGCGATATTACTGTTTGCTATGTCAGTGCTTGCTGTAACCGTTCCCGTCGTTGTGATAGAAGTGGTAACAAACGAACTAAACGTCCCGTAAATGGACTTATGCCTTGCGCGGATGTCGTAAGTCACGCCGATTTCGACGTTGGGTATCGAGATGATAGACACGCCTTTTGCTAACACGCCAAGGTTTATGTAATTAGATGAGCCTGAAGGCTTATAACTTACCTCTGTGCCATCTACTAAGTCGCTGCTTGAGTTTGTCCACGACGCAGTGACAGCAGCAAAATTCAATGCAAACTGTTCTAACGCAACTTGGCTAGCGCTCAAATTTGTTGGCGCTGCGATAGCTCTCGTTATGGTCGAGGTGTCTGACCCCTCAGTTGTCTCAGCGACATACTCGCTAACAGCATGACTAAATATAGACGCCTCAACCTCTTGAATCCTTAACTTAGTCGCAGCAACTGGTACGCCGTTATCATCTTCTGTCAGCTCAAGATTCGTAGAAAGGACTACGAACGTTTTCAAAGTGAAAGAAAGTCTTTCATTTGTCACATACACCCAGTCTCCCGGCTGCAAGCGCATAAACTCAAGGGTGGTCATCAATTCTATAATCTTGGATTGTCTACTCGTTCTTAACGCAATTTTTCCGAGACGGTCAGCTGTTGTTGAGCTTGTGGTGAACGGCAGCTGTATCTCGAGCTGCTTTACATAATTAGCTGACGACTCGCCAGTTGGTGTGTCCTGAGACAAGAACGTGCTGTCCTGATACACCGGGGCATCTGTTCCGACGTAAGTCGCGGAATCGACATAAATTGCTTTCACGGTGTTATAAAGATCGCCGGTGCTTGGTTTTGTGGTCAACGATACAGGCGCTAGCAAATCCTCATCGGTAATTGTCAGGCTAGGCGTTTGCGCTGATCCGGCGAAAAGATTGAATTGGCCGTTAGTGTAAGAAATTTTCCCGGCCATCGAAGATAGCGCACCTTGGATAAACCCTTCTGGCGATGCGCTCATGTCTGTAAACCCGTTTGCCGTGTATCGATCTTCTGTAGACGACCCATCCGCTAGCGTTACATCTTGATCACAAATGTTTGCCGCTGCCGCAAAGCCTCCGGTCGATGTCGAGTCGTTTATCTCTGCGCTCGTAGCCTTCATTCCGTAGGTTGTGTTGGTTAGATAATCTCTAATTATTAAGGCTGGATTGCTCGTAAATGACGTGGCGTTTGTCCGTGGATCGAAACATTTTTTCCCCTTTACCTCGAACTTGAGGTCAGGGATTTGTGGGTTCTTATCTGCGTCAAAAACCATCGCCATATAAACGTACGCACAATCTGTGAACTTGTGCGTTGTTGGGATAGTAGAAGGTATCAGGTTGCGGGCAAAACCGTCGGCGGTCGTTTGAGAGCCATCATTGAAACTAAAGCGGATCAGGTGCCCGCTGGACGTAAACCTGTTCGCATTATCGGTGTTCATGAAGTCAGAAATGTTGACGTTAAACACCGTCTGACCTCCGATTGTCGTCGTCGTTGTATTGCCGCTGACCAAACATTTTTTGCCGTTGATCTTTATTGCGACGAGGGATTCGACTTCGTGTCCGGCGAGCAACACAATCAAATGCAAAAGATGGTTGTCTGTCCCAGTAACCTCCATGTGGGCGACGATACCGCCCACCTCAGTCTGACCATAGATAATTTGACGAGGTGCGTTAGAGTTTCTAACTGTGGTTTTTGTTCCGAAGTTTCTAGCATTGGTCGAAATGCCTTTCGACATCAACATCCCAACGCCGCTCGTCAAAAACGTAGATGTAAACGTAACGATTGCCACGGCAGTGGCGCCGGTCACAGCACCGCCAAATATCGCGAACGTTGGGGCAAGCCCAAAAGTCTTGACAGTTATGAACGCTATGGCCGCCGCGATCAGTGCCTGCTTCACCGCTTTCATGCGGGAACCCTCCATGCCTTCATGGCAGACTCACTCAAATGGACAGTGATTCCGTCATCGGACGGCGCAAGTATTCCGTAACCGTCGGATATACCAACCATGACTCCTTGCTGGCTTTTGAATAGGATTAGGTCGCCGGTTGTCATCATAGCAGTGGGAATGCTGGCTAGTCCGTGCAGCTTGCACGCCTTACTGAGAGACCCTAATAGCGTCTTCCCATAACCCTTGATCGCGGTTTTTGCGGAATCTTCATCTGTCCACGTCAAGGTTTTCGGTATAACGTGCTCACCGGTGAAAGAAAAAATAGCAGCGTCAGCAAACTTGCAACAATCCCACTCGCCCCACTCGAACGGCTTCCATCGAAAAAACTCGACGAACTCTTGAAATTCATTCTGCCAATCTGGGCGCTTCTTGATCATCGGTCGCTACGGAAGTCGTAATAACGATGGGTGGTTTCATCAAGAACCTTGCCAGCACTGCCGCCGCCCGAAGAACTTCTGCCCCAAACGAAGGTCTTATCCTGCAAGGTGTTAATCCTGTTAAAGCCTGTGTCTGTACTGTCGATACTTGTTTGCGCGTTTTTTGTATATCTAAGATTAGACGGCCTGCGTAAATCTAATAATCGGTTCTCTGCGTTGATGCTTATCGTTGCGCCATCAGTGGTGTCAACCACAGATAGGTTGACCATTCGTCCTTTAAACAGCGTCATGACACCAGCCGCTTCGTTGGCGCCGCCCATCAAAAACCCCATAAATAATGAAACAAATCTATTTTGATAGTTTTCTGTAAGGGCATAATCTAAAACAGTCGTGTCCATTCCAGATATGGATACGGACAAGCCAGCGCTCTTAAGCTCTGCATCGTCTTCGACAGCTCCTACGCTGAGCAGTTGCCCAGCGCCCGCATAAGTTTCAGAGCTGATTACTAGATCCTCTGCGCCATTCCAAACCAGAACATCGGATGTATCAAACTCCGCCTTTACGGCAAAAAAAATGTTTTGATGATCAGCGGCAAGGCGCGCTGTTATAGAGCTGTCAATTCCCGGTCTTGTTGCCATTAAGACACCTCACGCACGGCAAAGCTTATGCCGTAGTTCGACACCCTGTTCGTCCCCCAATTGACTGTATTAGACTCTAATCGAAACAAACCTTTCGGCGCGCTAAAGTTCACGAAATGCCCATCTGTCAAATCCGTCCTTAACTTCGGCTCGATCTGAATAGAATGCACTGTGCCGTTGGAGTTGTTTGTAGCTACAGCCATTACCAGCTGTTTCGGATTAGCAGATGCAGAGCTTCCGCTGAGAATCCCTAAATAATCCCCAGCAAGCACAGTGCCCGCCCCGCTTCCAACTTTCGTCAAGTTCACGGCAGACGCCCCTTTTACATTTTGCTTGATCTTGCCGGAAAAGCTTTCGTCTGTAAGATCAGGCGAAAAATCTGTATCTAAAACGACTGTATTGCTGTTGGTTTTGCTAGAGATCTTATGAGTGCCATTGTTGTCCTCGTTTGCCGCCCCGGTGATGTGTATGTGCATCCCTGCAAAAGCGTTTGCAAATGCTCCTGAGCTGGTGACGTTCGCCCCACTAATCGCTATAGAGACTGCTGACGACCCCGTATTCACTGATGTTGAGACTGTAAAGTTAGTGCCGTTATAAGTTCCTTGTGGTGTTTTTGCATCAGGGTCTCCCAACAAAAAATGATTAGTTGGACCTTTGAGCTGAGTTAGGAAGCTTTGCCAGTTAGCGGCCGTGCTGCGTTTCATCGGGGGCAGCGACAGTGTCGCCGTCCAATACGCAGCATCGAATTCTTGCGTCCGCGTTTTACCCGTAAAGGGAGACACCGTTACGCCTATGGCTCTGAACAGCTCCCAATTAGAAGTCACAAACCCCGGCGAGGTGGGTATATCTATAACTCTCGTCATGTTCCTAAAAGACCTCGTCTAAACGAACCGCCGCGCGCTGACGCTTCAAGCACGGCCACCTTTGTTACCTCGCTAATATCAGGAAGCATTCTGGCGACCTCTGCTCGCACCGTGGGCACGACTCCAGTTGAAAAGTTAAGAGATTGATTTATCACCACACCTGATCCGCCTAGCATGTTGCGACTATCGTGGTTGTTGCGTATTACGCCCGCACTATGCGGTACGAATATCTCTGGCCCACGCTCGCCTACCAACGTCGCTGTACCACGCTGCACGGCGCCGCCACCAGCGGAACCGCTGTCAGTCATTATGCCGCCCGTGTCCAATCTGGCGCTGCCCTCTAAACCCAACACTGCGTTGATAATTTTGTTAACGACTTCGAGCTGCAAAAAGATCGTAATAATTTGACTGACCAAACTTTTTGCAAAATCCCGAAATGACACAAGTGCGTTTTGTCCATTCATCAAGCCCTGTACGAAGTCATTAGTAAACGCGCTCGACGTCTCTAATATCGCTTGCTTGAGGGCGGCCAAGTCGCTCGTATCAGTATCGCCCAACGCAGCCAAATCCTCACGAAGCGCGGTCAGAACTCTGTCTAAATCCGATTCTGCAAATTGAGAATCACCACCACCTAGGAGTCGCTGTAATTCGCTCTCTACCAAGACAATCGCGGCGCTAAGCTCACCGGCTTTGTCTTTATTTTTGTCCATGATTTTCGTCAGCGCAGATATAGCGTCACGTCGCGCTTTCTTTGCATCTGCGTCTGCGTTGTCTGCGTCCGACCCTTTGCCCGTTGCCGACGCGGCAGCCTCAGACTCTTCTATCAACTCTTGCAGCTCTGCAATCGTCTTGTCTAAACCAAGCGCTCGCGACTCAAAAAATCCCGGCGCTGCCTCCGCCCCTATCGTTTCGAGTATCGTTGTGCCTGCCTTTTCGGCTAGCTTTAGCAAACCATCTATGAAACCGCCACCATCTCCGGACGCCCTTGCCCGCAAGGCTGCGGCGTCACGCCGCGCAATCGCTAACGCTTCCTGCGGCGTTTCTGCGCGAAAAAAATCTTCCGAAGCACCGGTGAACAAAGACTTAAGCTTGATCGTTAGAGTGTTAACGTCTTCTATCGCAGAGTCGGTGAAATCCTTAAATGCCTGACCGAGACCACCTTCTTCAAAAATAGCTTGCGCTGCCTCTTTTAAAGCAATCTCTAAATTGGACACTTTCACGCTAAGGTTGCCCATTTTCATCGCCATCGCATCGCCAGTGATATTTTGCAGGCCAACCGTGAGAGCCTGCATAATTTCTGCCGCTCCCTCGGAAGTCGAACCGAATTCAGTAACCTCATCTCGAGTGAGTTTTAGTTGTTGCTCTAAAGCAGTAAAGACCGGTATGCCGCGATCAGCTAATATATTTAATTCCTCAAGCTGCACGGCGCCCTGCGACGCTCTTTGCGTCACTCTCACCAACGCTTCAAAAGCCCCCACAGAGTCCGTCGCAACAGACGCTACATTTGCAAACGTTTTGAGCTGGCCTATGTTTGGCTCAATTCCCGACGCTTTGAGATTGATGAACGCTTGTGTTGCTGTCTCTAACTGAAACGGCGTCTCTTGTGCGAAGGCTTTTATATCTTGAAACGCTTGCTTTCCAGCGGCGACACTACCAAACACCGCGTTAAGCGAGGTTTGTAGGTCTTCAAACTTTATTCCCACGTCTTTGATTTTGTTAGCCGCTACCGCTAGTGCGGCAAAACCAGCAGTTGCTGCTAAGATTGGAGCGCGGAGTCTTCTGATTGTATCGGATAGTTTTCGACCAGATTGGTCAGCATCATTTAACGGGCCTTTGATTTTTGGCAAAGCCCTTTCTAGTTCTGCGGTGTCCGCCTTTATACGGACTATTAGCTCGTCTATTGTTTTCGCCATGTCAGTCGGGGTATAGCTCCATAAGCTCCGAAAGTTCTTCCCGCGTCATTGGCTTGTCATCGTCAGCCTCAGTCGAGTTGAATTCTCTCCACCCTTTGATGGCTGAATACATTTCGAGCGGCGACAGCTCCCAGAATTCTAGGGGGCTGATACCTATCATGCCCACACAGATTTCGTGGTATCTTTGCCACGGGATTGCTTCTAAGCTGCCGCCACCTCCTTTTTTGGTTGATCGTCATCCGGATCAGGATCAGACAGAGTTGCTGTGAGGATATTGGCGACAGCCAGAATACTTTGGGTTAAACCAGCATTTTGGACGATCTTCTTCACGTCCTTTTTATCTAAGTTATTACCACCGCCCCTGATCGCCTGAGTCAAAACGACGAGCAGCTCATCGATTCGCACATCGCTGTCTGCAATTCTTTGCGTAATTTTGAGAAGCGACATACTCAGCTCTGACTCAATAGACATGCATGCGTCAATTGTGAGCCTTGTTTTGTACGTCTCTCCTGCCAGCTCTATCTCAAACTGACCCCTCAGTGGGTTTGTCATCTGACACCTCCTTTGATCCCGCTTCTGCGAGCATGACTATAGCCACATCATCGCGGCCATCGATTACCCAGCTTTCGACTTTCCGGCTCTTGCCTTGTACCACAAGCTGGCTGGACTGCTTTACCACGTTTGAAAAGCGCAACTCGTTGCCCCTTTGCATAGCTTCGATATCTTTTTTGTCTGCTTTAACTACGACCTCATCCCAAGCCATAAGATGACCTCCTACGCAGCACTAAAAGTGATGGCGCCAGAGCTTTCGGCGGTCAACGAAAAGGTCGCTTCGCCGTTGAATTCTCCGGCGAACTCCAAGCTCGTTAACTGAAACGTCCCGGCGTAGGTGCCCAAGTCAGGTATCACGAAACTCATTGAGGAAAACGTTGAGGCGCCGAAATTAGTGCGCAGTTGCTGCTCTGCTGTAGAGTCGGTAAAGACTCCGCTGCCCGATATGCTCATGCTCTGGATACCGCCTTGCGGCAATAAAGTCCTATTGTTTGAGCTGTCTTTGTTTGTGACATCAACCATCTCATCATTGAGAGTGATCGATGATGATCGCAAGCCGCCAACCGTAGTTTGTGACCCACTCACGTTGATTTTAATTAAAACCGCCGACCCTTTCTGTGCTGCCATGTCTATTCTCCTATGCAGTACCTAACATAACTGCACGAAAGCGCATTACTCCGTGCCGCGTAATCCCATCTGGGTCTCGTAAAACGTCACTGAACTCGAATCTCAGATTGATCAGGTTGTGACCAGTGACCGCTAAACTACTATCATGCAACAGAGTGTGTACCCTGTCCATGAGGTCTTTGACCTCCTTGCTGCCTTTGTACTGAGACCAAACGTCAAGGTTAATGGTGACTTCGGACCCTGTGAGATCCTTGGTGCTGAAGTCCGACGCCGATTCGCCACCAATCTGCACGTACGGAAACGCTGAGTTTTCTGGAACCTCGTCGTAGATAGCAGCGCCTTGAGTGCTCGTGAGATTACTGTCGCTATTGAGGGTGGAAAATATTTTTTCCTGTAAAGCGAATTGGCCTATGGTCATGTAATCATGCCCTCGTCCACAAATATCTTTTTGATTGCTTCTGCGTTTTTATCGAGAGCTGGCTGCATATACGGACGCGCTGCCATTTTTTGCGTGCCAAACTCCAACATTGCCGCATATTCTGTGCTTGCACTCGCTATGCCAAACACGGTTTTACCCTGCTTTTCTGTCCTTGCAGAAAGCGAACCGGCCAATGCTCCAGTCTGATTTGCTGGCGACTGCCCCGGCGCTGAGGCTATTCGGGTTACACCGCCCCGCTTGTATGCGCGGCCCGTCTTAGGGCCAGACAAAATGCTATCTAGCGCTGTATTTTTAACTAGATTAGCGGCTTTAAAACACGCGCGCTCTGCGTTTTTCTCAGGAAGCTTGCCTAACCGCATCTCGAGCTTTTTAAAGAATTCGTTTTTATTAGGGATCACGCTGCGACACCTTCTTCGCATGTCAGTATAAAAAACCGATCTCGCTCGTTTACGTTTTGAATGTGCCGTATGTTGAGGATGCGACTACCGAACAAGATGCGATAGGCTGTGCTAATATCGGATCGAAACCGAATCGTGACCTCATGTTGTGTGCGCTCTTGAAGCTGACCATGCTGGAAATCTTCACTGCCCGGTTTTGGCCTGACGTCAGCGTATAGATCTGCCAGAGTCGACCACGAAATAGATTGTCCGCCACCGGCATCTGTGGTCCTAGTAGGAGCCTGTAACTTAACTAGATGGCGCAAGCGCCCCAGAGACGATGCCATTAGCCCAACGCCAACAAGTTGGACGACCCCAATCCGGCCATAACAACGTACGGCTGCAACAACACTTTTATCATTGGGGGTATTGATCGAGTGTTTAAGTAGTCCATGTTGTCGCCACGTTGTTCGTATAAAAACGATATGTGCTGGAGCAACGCCATACGGATTGGCTCTGGGACAGAGTGCGCATTTGCATAACCGGCGACGTATACGACCTTGATAGCGTTAGCAACTCTAAGTGCGGTGGGGAAAGTCTCGCCCTGCCTCAAAACAACCCTTGCTGGTTCTCTTGCCGTGTCGACGAAATACCTACTAGCGGCCATCGTTGTTTCCGTGTCTTCGTCGTTGAATGTGCTCACGGACGTCACAGAGGTGACGGGTGGGTGCGGTAATTGGATATAGTTCTTGTAGAAGTTTAGGTACGGTCCGGTTTTAGTTCCTTCCCAAAGCGGATCACTCATGTCGTCGTACGCATCGACAAACATTGTTAGCGTTTGAGACATCAAAGCGCGTCCAGTGTGTTGCTCTGCAAACATCCTTGCCGCTTTGATAAATGGTCGGATAACACGCTCGTCCGTAGAGTCTTCTACGCGCAGATATTGCTTTACTTCTTGCAGGCTCACCGGCTCTGCCGTTGGTTCAGTTGTGACTTGCAAACCCGCCATTTAGCCCCCTATCGCCTGCCCTAGTATCGTGGAACCAATCATGAGGGCATATAGCCCCCAGATTTGCGCCTCAATGCGGATGAAGCGTTGCTGTCCGTCATCAAGGCGCTTTTCTATGCTCTCATATCTTACTGCACAGATTTCTTCATGCGAGGCTAGAAGCTGATCGTTACTCGTCTGTTTCTTCTGCCCCGTCATCTGTTTCCTCAGATGGATTCAACAGACCATGCAATACCGCTGAAAAGTGCTTTTCCAACACAGTTTGACACTCAACATCAAACTGAGCTTTGGCAATCAACTGCTGCTTGCTGTTCTGCACAATCTCCAATTTATTGAAAGCAGTTAGCTGCTCGTTATCAAAATCTTTAACCTGATAAACCACATCCTCCGGCTCTTCGCCTTCCTTGGTTACGGTTATGTTCAGGGTTCTCGTATCTTCTGTGGCTTCTGCCATTGGTGCCTCCTAGGCTTTATCAATTGATAATCAGCGTATTATGGCTCGCTTGTTTCAGCTTGACTAGCTTCAAACGCTTTCTTAGATGCGTCCGTATGAACCGCATCGCAGATAGCTTTCACCTCTGCGCTAGCATCAGACCAATCATCTGTTGGTGAGATTACGTGACGATGGAAAGAGCGGTTAAGCTCCTTGTCATCTTCGGTGATGATGGTCGCTGTACGCACTTGCACAGCCTTCCAATCGCCGCAGTCCACTACTTCGATCTTGTCTTCCTTGATTGTTTTTTTTAATGCCATTTTCTATCTCCTGTCCGTGCCTACCATCCAGTAGGCATAAGTTATGAATTTGTATAATTAAGCTGCCTTGTATGACCCAGAAACTCTTATTCTGTTGACGGAATTATTTGTGCTAGCGGTCAAATTGTTTGCTCGCAGCTGATCGTAATTAACTCCGCTACTCGCGTTCTTTGTTTGGAATTGAGCGTAAATGTTTACGGTGTTAGTGTTCAAAATAACGAGAGCACTGTAGCCCGCATCTGCTTGCGTATCTGTGATTCCATTTTCAATAAACACAGATGGCACAGGATAATAATTTGCAGAATTTATCGTCGTAAAAGGCAGTCCTCCAATCGTTATGTATGTACTACTGGAAGTGACGTTTCCAAAAAGAAGTTGGACAGTAAAATGAACGGTGTCTCCAACTTTGGTATACCACCCATTCCGGTTGGCATATGAGGGAGTCCCCACTCCGGTGATCGTTGGCTCAAAAGTTCCCTCTTCATAGTCATCTAGCAACTCGCTAGACATCGTGCCAGAACTGTCACCTGTAGCAGAAAAATCAATTCCATTACCGCTAGCAAAAGCGATATTCCCACCAGATACCGTCACATCTGAATCAGTTCCTCCACTGGCATTTGCAGTTCGTAATTTTATAAAGGTTGCCGAACCTGTGTTCGCTGGGTAGGCGTTCGCTTTTATATAAACGCTTCCTCCAGAATCTCCATGTATGTTTGCAAACGTATACGCAGAACCTATAGTTATGCCGCCGGTAGCTGGAAGGTTAATATTAAAATTAGTGTTAGCATTATCTACAGCGGAACCACCAGCAAATTTAAGCACGCCGGTGTCATCCAATCTCATGCGTTCCTGTGATGCGGTTGCGAACAGCATTGGCGAGCTTTCATAGTTCCAGAGATAAACGTCAGAACCAATGTTGCCAGCAATGAAACCATCACCACTCGCGCTGCCAGTTGAGCCGTTGGTATAGTGAGTTACTGCCCAGTTTGATGCGTCTGGGTCATGTATATGCAGCACTGTCGCAGAGCCACCACCGTTTGAGTTGGGGGCTGATGTGCCAAGGCCCAAATTGCGGCCATTTAAGCGCATACGCTCCGATACAGTTCCGCTGATGGCTGTGTTGAATTGGATGTCGCCATTGTTTAAGGCGCTTCCAGTAATAATCCCAATGCTGCCAATTGTGGCGTATCCACTGTTATAGACTTGCGATAGGATGTAATTGCCGTCGCCAGCAGTTGAGGAATTTGACGGGCTGGCAATGCTGCCCCTGCTTTGTTTCATCAATACAGAACTAACGCCACCTGATGATATTCCGGTGAAGGTGGCGACCCCTCCAGCATCCATCGCAACGGTCAAGGGGGATGTTGGCGCGTTAGTACCAATACCAATTCGGTCATTACCAGCATCAACAAACAACATATTAGCGTTGCCAGTTGACTCAACGCGAAAGTCCATGTCAGCGCCTGACTGATTGAAAACAATAGTTCCATCAAAAGCAGCGTGTTCTACATTCCCCGCGACAATTCGTATGTCGTTTGCGCCAGCAAATTTGAAATGAGTATCTGTATCCCCTGTATGAGTTAGTTTTTCTGGAATAAATACTTCGCTATTAAAGGTAGCCGCTCCCGCCTCTGACATATCAAGGGTCAGGGCTGTAATCGTGGAGCCAC